CTCTCCATCTCCGCCAGTCACACACAAACCACCGTAAATACGGTGGTTTTCTTTTTTTGTACACGATTTTTACACGATTATTCTTATATACTAAAACAAAAACAGCCGCCTCAGATCACTCCGAGACGGCTGGCTTAATTATTTTTTGAAGACTCTACGGCATACTAATATAAAGCCTTTCACTAAAGAAATAATTCTTGCTATATTGGCTTTATTCCAGATGGCGTTGTTTTATTTTCAAACTCGTTTATGTAGTAAGCAAGGATCTTCATTCTGTTTTCAACTCTCTTGTAAGAATGACCTCCTTTTGATATAAGAGCAAGGAGTCTATGTTCTTCAATAACTTCTGGAGAATAACCATTAAAAGTTTTTTCCACTTCACCTGCCTTAGCTGAGCTAAACGCTGATAATTTAGCATTAATGGCACCAAGAGCTAAAAGTTTCTTTTCCATATCTTTTGTATAATCCACAAGACCTAATGCAGCAGTCAGCATAAAAAATTTCAAACATCTCATATTTGCCTTGATCAAATTATGCGGAAGGTTGCTATTATTAGTAATATCATTGATTTGAGAAATCAACAATTCACACTTGCTTTTAGCGGAGCTAGACAATTCTTCACAATCCGATGCGTATTGCAAAACAGCCTTATCAAGGACTCCAAAATTTATTTTTCCATCTAATAATCCTAACATGCTATAAAATGTTCTATCGAACTGTTTGCGCCCATTATTAAAACTGAATATGCCGAAAAATCTGTTCCTATCGCTTATCCTATCCAAATATTCTTCCAACGATGTGCTAGGTAGCGAATTAATAATTTCTCCAGCTCTTAAACGCTCCTGATTTTGCAAATATCTAAAGTATTCTGTTATTTCCTCATCAGTTGAGTTAGTTATGTTTGTGATTGAAATATTAAAAGAGAATATATTTTCCTTAATTTCATCAGGCAACTGACTAAATTTAAGAACCACTTTGCCCCTGTTGCTCAACTTTCGTCTTAATTTATCCACTTCATTTACGGACTCTGAATCTGAATCAACATAATCAATTATGTACTCAATAATGTCTTTTGCACATTCACCTTGTATGGAATGTTGACCAGTAACAAAATTATATATAGTTGTAAGACGCTGCTGACCATCAACAACCTCTTGCATTGCACCCTTTGCATTTTTGTCTGTTCTAACTCTCAAACTAATGTTTCCAATAGGATAACCCTTTATAATGCTATAAAGAAGTTTATCCTGGAACTCAGGGCCCCAAATATATCCTCTTTGATATGAAGGTTGCAAGTCAATTCCGTCACGTTTGTTAACGTTCTTAATTTGGTTAATAATTGTTTGGATTGGCCTTGAATCATAAGAAAATGCCATTATGTTTGTCATAATACTCACGCTCCTTTAAATTAATTATATCATAAAGCTGCAATATTGTCAATAGACTCTATTTAATTTATTCGACTTTATTTTCAAATATCGCAAATAATAGTTAGTCTTATTACATGTGCAAACAAAATCAGCCGACTCAGACCCATAAAAGTCCGAGTCGGCTGGTTTAATTGTTGCAGAAGTATGTTGTCAGCTCACATACTGTCTATATTAATTTTTTTACCCTATCATCATCAATCCAGATACGAAACGCCTTCATGCCATATTGTTTAGCATAGAGTCTGCGTCCATCTTTCGACGTAATATACGCCGTGAAAATGTACATAGACATTCCCCCTTTGCAAAAAAAGTTTATAAAACCCCTTGCAAACTCGAAAGAACTATGATATAATGTAATTGTTGAGAATACATTGCTGACAAACACAGTTTTGAGAGCAAGAATATAAAAAAACCTGTAATGAGGTTTTTGCACGGATAGCTAATGATTTTTTTCATTACTATCCTTATTTTTTTATTTGATACTGTCAAAAAGCACACTAAATTGACACTATATAAAACAAAAACAGCCGACAAGGACTCCCCCTGTCGGCTGTCTTACTACCTACTTGATTTTTATTTTCTGCCCCACATAAATGAGGTTAGCGTTCTTGATACCATTGTTCTTGACAAGCTTCGCAACAGTGGTCTTGTACCGCTTAGCGATACCTGAGAGCGTGTCTCCACGCTTCACCGTATAAGTCACTGCCTTTTTTGTGGTGCTTGTAGACGGCTTTGTGGTCGAACCGGTGGTCTTCTTGAAGCCGTTCAGCCCTGCCGCCTTGATCTTCGCAGGATAGTCCACATAGCAGATATCCATATCAACATTGCCGCTGATACCGCTGACCCTTCCAGTGGAGCTGTACTGCCACATACCATAAGTGCCGCCATAGTTGCAGCGTGAGCCGTACTCAGCGACCCACAGGGCATACCTCTTGGCAACGTCAGCGTCAAGCATGGTCTGTGCAGGACTTCTGCTTATGTAAATGCCTGCCCAGTAGCCTGCACTTTCGAGGGCATTGCAGAACGCCTTGCACATCGCAGATATCCCTGCCCTGCCAACGAGCGACTTACCCTCAACGTCAAAGTAGATAGGATACTCAAACGTCTTGCCCTTTATCACGGACAGGCAAGCTGCCGCCTCTGCCTTTGCCTCAGCATCTGTTGTCGCATAGCTGAACCAGTATCCGCCGCAAGGTATGCCGTACTTTTTGCACTGAGCATAGTTTCTCTTGAAGAACTTGTCCACCTGCCTTGCGTACTTTCCGTAGCCTATCTGCATGATAACATAGTCTACCTTGCCCTTGAGCTTTGAAAAATCAATGTTTCCCTGACAGTATGAAATATCAATGCCTTTGAATGTCTTTCCCATAAAAATTACTTCCTTTCTAAATCATCAATCCTGTGATTAGCCACCTTGATTTTCTCGTCGATCAAAGCATAGTCCTGTTCCAGCTTGTAAGTCCGTGCGATAACGGAATTGTGCTTATCCACACGCTCAGACAACTTATCAATCTTGTACTCGATAAGCTTTTGGCTGTCGTACTGTGCCTGCTGCATAGTCTTACGGCTGTTTGCCGCAATAACAAGCTGACACGCTACCGCAGACGCAGCTGTTATCAGTGCGACGATAATTGCCTCCGTCATTCATCATCACCCGACTTTCTTTTGGCTGACTGCGTGCCAAAGTAGAACGATATCACCACAGTAAACACCGTGATGAACTGCTCTGCTGAGATCGTGCGGCGAAGTGCCAGCACGCAGAACACCGCTGTCAGCAGGATAGTTACTATGGACTTTACATCAATCAGCCTTGCTAACTTCTGTTTCATGGTATACCTCCTTTGTTATTTCTTTGAACTGCTCATAGTTTATCATAGTTTCCTTTATTGTATTTTGCCAAAATGCTACAATAGAAGGCATCAGCAAACTTATAAAAACCGTACTTGCTTGGATGTACATTATCATTACATACTTCATATGTTTCTGGGTTTCTATCTGACCTTGCTACTGTTGTTTTTGGAAAGTCATTATAATTATCTAAGTTAAGATAAATAGGAATTATAGTGGCATTTTGAATCTGTTCCATCAATGCTTTTCCATAATCAAATATCTTATCTTTATTATAATTAATGTCTGTACAATTCCTAATACCCCATGCGTAACCATCATTTACAGGCGAAGAAGGAATACATACATATACATTGATGTTGGAATTATAAGACTTGATGTTATCAACCAAAGTCTGCATATTCGCAACATACTGTTCTTTGGTCAAATAATCAACATCATTATTTCCTAATTGTAAAATAACATCTGTGACATCACTAAATGACGGATTATTTGTCATATAGTAATTGAAATCAAAAGCTGATGTATCTGGGTTGTAGAAAGCATTCGTAACACCTTTTTTTGTTTGTTTTGATAGGTATTCACCACTATGCCATGCTGACCTTCCTTCATGGTAAACAGTTCTCCATGTATCTGATGAATCTTTTTGACCTCTCTGTCTCGTTCCATAGAAGGAGATATTATCACCAAGCATATTTTTCAATTCTGCAATCGAATATCCATTTTCAACCATGCTATCGCCAATAAACATAGCTTTAATACCAGTAGGTTGATTATCAGCAATCATTTTAACAGTAGTTGTTTTTTCTTTAAGAAGTTGATTATTTTTATAAATCTTAAATGACAATACTTGTTTTTTAACTTCAGTAGGTTTCATCCACACCCTATCACCTAGGTTTTTAATTCCACTTCCATAATTTGCTCCGGATACTCTTATAGTATAATCATTAACATTTGAGCATTTCAGTATATTCCAGAAATAAATATTATTCTCATGTCCAACTACACTATAAATAACACTTGGTAAAGATATATCAAGGTTAGCAATGCCGATACCATTATTTATAGCTACCTGCAAATCTTCTGTAAGCTGTTCAATTCCTATAATTTTAGCAAGTTGCAAAACCTTAGAATCAAGTTCTTGCAAAGTTTCCGCATAAACAATAGGTTCGGTATCATAAAAACAAAATGCGTATGTGTCCGATTGACTAACTTTTTTGATTTCACTTGTCAAATATGATAATACATTATTTTCACTGTCGTAAGATGCGTCCCAACCTGTATTTTCTAATTCCGAATAGCTTTTTGCAGATGCGATTACATTTGCTTTATACCTCACCATGGCAATTCCAGAAGTCGGATGATTTGCACCTATAATCATATTGTAATTTCCATAATCTTCGTTAATAGGCATAATCACAGTGGTATACAATTCATCATCAACTAATACTGGCTCTTTAGTTTCTGTATTAAATTGACTTATTCTCTTTCCATTATAGATAGTTGCGTTTGAAAGTTTTGTAAGATTGAAATACCCGCTTAACTTCTGTACTCCAACTTGTTCACCTAAGTCTTCCTTTAACTGATTAATAGAATCTGCATTTTCCAAAGCTGTCTGTGCGGCGGTTTCAGCGGCTTTGCGGTCTGTGGAGACCTGTGCAGCGTTTTCTGACACTGTGGTCTTATCCGCCTCGACCTGTTCCGCCATATCAGCCACCGCCTGCCTGTCCGCCGCAGCACTGTCAGCTGCCATCTTGGCAGTCTCTGCGTAGCCTGCCGTCGCTGTCTTATCAGCTGTAGTCTGCTGTGCTGCTGCCGCTGCTATGTCTGCGGATATCTTAGCGTTGTTCTGTGCAGCGACCGCCTGCTGACGTGCAGTATCTGCACCCTGCATGGCGGTTTCTGCCTGCGTAGCGGACGTCTCTGCCGCCGTCTGTGCGGTTTCAGCACGGCTTGCCGCCTGTTCTGCGGTATCGGCTGATACTCCTGCGGCTGTGGCTGATTTTTTTGCGAACTCTGCCGCTGTTGTCGCTGTTTCTGCAGCTGACTTTGCTGTCTGAACGTCGGCTGTGATACGGTTTCCCAGTGCCGTCATTCTATCCAGTGCATCAACTGCCACACTTGGTGACGGTATCGGTGCAACGCCGTCGGTCAGTGCCTGGCCTATCCGTAGGCTGAAAATTTTCGATTTTTTCACCAGCGTGTAGTTGCCGCCGTCATACTTGCGTGCTGATATCTGACAGCTGACTGTCTGTGCCGCTCTGAGTATATCCGCAGTAGGCGTCCATGTGCCACCTGAGATATCCACATCATAGACAGTGCCGTCGCCATAGTCTATCGTCAGCACATAGCGGTCTGCTCCGTCTACTGTCAGACCCTCGACTGTCACGGGTCTAGCGTTCGTTTCGCCGACGTAGCCCAGGAGGGCTGTTGACAGCTGAACGTCATAGTTGTCGGTTAGAACTATTTTCATCGTATCACTCCTATCCTATCGTTAGAATCGGTCTTGCTCCAATATCTGGCGTGCTATCCGCTGCTATACGTCCACACTCACCATCTGCGTCCACATAGCAGAATTCTTTTGCGGACGCTACTGCGGACAGCCAGTAATGTTGCCTCTGCTTTGTGATGTACTCAGGTGCTAGCCTGAACAACGGCAGCTGACGATTTCCGCTGCCTATGTCATACGGACTTGAGCTCCGTATCGAGCAGCCGAAAAGCTCGATTTCTGTCGGCAAGGTGAGGTATTCATCGAGCCACTCAAAACCAGCACTTGCACCAGACTGGACGGCGTTGCTTATGCTGACGTGGCGTGCCAGCAAGTGACTTCCGAATTTTTCGGAAAAATGCGTTTTCAACGCAGGGACGATGTCTGTGTTGAAGAACGACGACTTATAGCCGCCCGATGTTGACGCCGACAGGTTCATAGGCGTTTTGAAAAGGATATCGTCAGGTATCATGACGATATGTGGTTTGTCGAAGAGTGTCGCACCTGTCGCCAAGTATGTGTTGATACCAGCGATACGCAAGTTCGTCGAGTACTCGACCGATGTTGTGACTATCGACGTAGCACCGTCACTTGCCGTGTTCTCTTTCGGCACCGAAATCACGCCTGATATTGGGAAATAGTCGCCGATGAAGATGTCAGAAAAATCACCGTTCCCCACCATTTCACACAGTTTTGACAGGCTGTACTTAGCGGACAAGTCTGCACCTCTAAAGATACTGTTGTGACTGATAGCGTGTGCTGTGATGACCTGTGACAGGTCTATGTTGTTGACAGCTGCCTCGACTGCGTTCAGTGCGTCCACGAACGCCTGACGAACGTCACGACCGTAGTATGCGTTTCTGACATTTTCGATTGCTGTTGTCAAATCAATATTATTTGCCATTTTATCCCTCCTAGTCAAGTGTGTGGTTTTTTGTAGTAACGCTGTTACACATAATATCACCTGTCTTGCCGTAGCACTGTACTGCGGTTTTTCCATTTTCGTTATACAGATACATCGCCCTGTTATTGGTATCAACTGTAAACACCTTTTTTCCGCTGTCTGTGTACGTTGAAATATTACCACTATTTGTATCTAACGAGAATTTTAATTCGTTATTCCAATAGCCCGACATAGCACCAGCCTGCAGGACGATATGACCACCAATCGTGCTGTTATCAATGCGTATCTCCAGTGGACTGACTTTCAGCGTCCATTCGTTATGGGATAGCTGAATCACACTTGTGTTTTGACTTGACGTCTGTATGTTGATACTTCCGCCTGTTATGCTGGCAGACTTTGACGAAAGTTTGTTAGCGACAACCGTTCCGTCCTCAGACACCGAGAAGGTACCTGAGCCGTTGTTGATTTTCAGTCCTGTCAGGGTCAGGGCGGTTATAAAACTAGCTACCAAATTTCCGTCGATAGTCCATGCATTGGTGTACGGTCCGTCTTTTGCAGAACCGCCGTCTGATGATTTCCAAAAACCTATACCATTCTTATTTATCTGAATACACGCCTTGCAGGTATCGATATTCTCAGTATCCATAACAAGAATCCGCTCAGGTTTTTCTGACGGGTCAAGTATAACGTGTCCGCCCTCTGCACCTGTTATCAGCTTTGTGGCATTCTCTATCTTGCTGTCTATGACCTGTCTGTTTCTGAATTCCGAAGAGTCGATAGCAGTTTGTAAGTTCTGAGTTTTCGCCGTCATAAATCCCGTTATTGTTTCAAATTTGTCCCCGATCGTCAACTCGGATTCTTGAGGACTGTCAAGATTGACTGTGATACCAACGATTCTCAAGTTCTCATCAATGCCCATGAGAGGATTGACCACACGATACCAGCACCCCAGCTCAAACTGCTCAAATTCCATATCGATGCGTGAAAGGTCAAGTGCGGTTATCTTGTACTGCGTTTTTGCTTTGTTTGCAGTTTTCAGGTACTCCTTACCTTTGCTAAGAAGATTGCTTGCGATTGTCACATCGTCCCATATCTGAGTGCCGCTTATAACGCCGTATTTTGCCACAAGGTCACTATCCTCTATGTAGTCACTGCCGCCATTCACCGTGACTATAGTCAACCTTTTTTCGCTGTCTGACAGTTTAGCACCAAGAGGATAAAGGCGTGTTATGACTGCTGTTTCGTCAGCTTCACGACTTATGGATTTTAGATTGACTGCAAGTTCTATCCTCATATCTGTACCATGTCCGATATGGTCAAGGTAATCAAGATAGATCTTGCCGTCCTTGTCTCTGAGCTGCACCTCGCCGCCGAATTTGTCGATAAGCTTTTCAGCGATAGCGTCCATTGTCTTATCCCAGCTCACAGCATAGGTGTAGTTATTACTTGCCGTGACAGTGACCTGCCCAAGTTCAATGCGTTTATCTGCACCTACCTGAGAATTGTGTTTTGAAAGAAATGACGAAAGCACTGTTGATATGCCAACCAATTTATATTCAGTATAGGGTTGCACACTGTCATAAAGCCAGCCTAAACGCCCTTCGCAGGTGACTTGACGACATATCAATCCTCTGTTATCCATGCTGTCAGGACACTTGAGCACACGTCCGATAAAAATGTTTTTGCGTGTGCTCTCGTCATAGACCTTAACGGTCGTTGTCAGTGGTTTTAGCAGCTTGTATCCAGCGTTGTTAGGATATATCGTAAAGCTGAAACTATCAACTGCATTGATAGCCTTCACCACCTTACCGCTTGTTATGCGGTTAATGCCTTCGCTGTGTATAGCTGTGCTTTCAGTGCCGTTTGTGATCGTTACGGTAAACATTATAGACACTCCTCTCTCAATTCAAACGTCAGAGTACCCCAGCCCAGCACCTTGACTATGTTGTCGCCTGGCTGCAGCGAAAAGTTCGCATTAAACCACTCGTCTGTATCATGATAGTAGTAAGTCGGGTAGTACTGGGCGTCATTGACCGACAGGCTGACTAGCCCCGGATAATGACGATATCCGCCATACGAAACTCGTGGTGTTATAGGGTAGTCGGAATTGTTAAAAATGTGAATTTCTGCATATTCGTTGTACTGTGCAGGCGGTTTCGCTGTTACGGCTATGGTATCAGCATTTAAGCAGTCCTTTTCAAATCTGAACTTATCCCATGCACTGTCGCTCCAGTCTCCTGACAAGAGAAATGGGGCAGCTTTAAATATTACAGAAAGAGTTGCCGTCCTCCGTGATGTTATTTCAAACTCGGCGGATACCATTGTTGCCTGCTGAACGTAGCAGTCCATGCCTGATATATAAAGGTCCTGACCATGATAACCCTTGAGCCAATCTAGCACAGCTACCTTTTTAAAAAGCATATCCTTCTCACAAGTCCCTGAGATATTGAAGTTGACGGTGACTTCACGAGGCTCATAAGTGGCGTGACCGTTCATATAAGAAAAATCATAGTAGCCATTCATAAAAGGCACTGTAGCCTCAATGCGTTTCTGCTCAGGCTGAGGCATATCGATTCCGTCAGCTGCCACAGTTATATCGAACTCGGTTGACTTTTTGTTGCCGTATGCTATGTATATCCTATCAGACACTTGCAAGCCTCCTTTCGCTGCTCGTGACCCTCTCGCCTAGCTTTCCGTCCACCTTTGAAGTGAGCTTGTCGCCGTCAAGGTAAATGTCACCACGCTGTGTAAGCTGTGGGAAGTAGGTTTCCAGAAGGGTGATGATCTTGTTCAGTGTATCATTGCCACTGTTGTTCACGCTCTTTTCAGGAAGTGTCGAAAAGCTTGGCGGTATAATATCGGTATCCATAAGAGGTTGCAGTGACCTGTTGAACTGCATTGTGATAGTGTCCTCGTTGTCAGCTATGCCCTTTGCGAACAAGTCCATCATGTCCGGTGCAAAAGTGTGGAAGTTTGAAAGCGGTCCTTTGTCAGGTTCAGAAAAGCCGAGAAAGTCCTTAACACTTGAAGCTACGTCACATACAGTATCTTTGAGGCTCTGCCACTTTTCTTTTATGCCGTCTATAAACGCCTGTATCATATCTGAACCCCACTCTTTGAAATCGTTCCACTTGCGTGAAAACCAGTCTGTAAGGTCGATAAGCATATCAGACAAAGCGTCTGAAACAGGTGCAAAATAGTCCACCATACCTTGTGCAATGCCCTTGATGAGCTCGACCGCTATAAGTATGCCGTCAGCAAGAATATCAGGGAGATTTTTCAAAAGTTCCATTGTAAGCGTGCCAATTATTTCAAGTGCCGATTGAGCAAGCTTTGCCACCGTATCACTATCTGAAAGCGACATTGTAAGTGCGTCTATTATCTGCACTGCACCGTCTATGATAAGGTCTATGTTATCAACAAGAGCCTCAGCTATAGCAGTCACTATCTGAATCGTTCCGTCAATTATCGCAGGCATACAATCTATAACAGCCTGTATAACTGTAGGTATTTGCTCAACAACTGCATTGATAAGGTCGGGCAATATAGTCGGAAAAGCCTGTGCAATAGTGGTTATGATAGTTGCCAACGCCTGCACAAGAGGACCTGTGTTCTGTATAAGTGCCGTTGCAACAGTTGTGAGAGCCGTTATGGCAGCCTGTGTTATCGTTTCAATGTTGTCAGAAATGCCTTTTACAAGTGCCTGAAATATCTGCGTGCCTGCCTCTATAAGTTGTGGGAGCAATTCGCTTACGAGTTGCGGCAGTTCCGCAGCTATATCTGGTGCAAGCTCACTTATGAGAGTTGTAACACCTGAAAGAGCCTGTTTTATAACAGGCATGATGTTTTTTGCAAAGGTTTTTACTGTGCTTACCATTTCTTTTATAAGCTTTTTCAGATCAGCGTTTTTGTCGCCCATTCCTGCCATAAGGTTTGACCATGCCGCTTTCACAGAGCCAAGAGAGCCGGAAACTGTTGTCGCTGCTTCTTTGGAAGTAGTACCCGTGATGTCAAGGTCGGTCTGCACCTTGTGGATAGCTTCTATCATTTTGTCAAATGACACGCTGTTGACGGTCTTTTCATCGACCTTTATCGAATTCCCAAGCACGCCCGAATCGTTGATGAGCCTTGCCATTTCTGCTGCAGTACCGCCATAGCCGAGCTTTAAGTTATCGAGCATAGTATAGTTCTGCTTTGCAAAGCCCTGATAAGCGTTCTGGATAGAAGATATGTCCGTGCCAAATTTGTTAGCATTATCACTCATATCTACCATAGCCTCATTAGCTATCTCTGCTGCCTGTGCAGTATCACCACCCAAGCCTTGCAAGAGTGACGCAGAAAAGCTTGTAACGTTCTGCATATAGTCATTAGCCGATATTCCTGCGGTCTTGTATGCTTCACTGGCGTACTTTATGATAGTATCAGCATTGTCCTTAAATAGCGTTTCAACACCGCCTATGTTCTGCTCATAGTCCGCATATGCGCTCGCAGAGCTTTTGACTATAGCGCCTATGCCTGCGCTTGCTGCCGATATAGTTGCTATACCAGCTTTTGCGGCAAGTGCAAAGCCTTTTTTGATAGTGCTTCCAAAGCCTGAAACAACCTTGCCACCAAGAGAACTTCCAAACTTGTGACCATCGGGCATACTATCCCCAAACGCTCTTCGCAGTTCTGATGCAAGCCCTTGCATAGACGGAACTATCTGCACATATGCTTTGCCCAGCTGTGTGCCGTTTCCTTCTGCCATGTTAGCCCTCCTTTCCTAAGATTTTTCTTCTCGCTTTCTCGTAATCCTCACCGCTTTGGAACGCTGTTATCTCACTGTCGCTCTCGCTTTTGCCTATAAGCTTTTCAGCTATGGACTGCGGTCTGTTCACGCCTCTTTGCTCGTCCTTTGTCTGCGACCAGCATATCCATTGCAGACGGTCAAATATCAGTGCAAGCAGTATTTCAGAAAACGAACCGCCAACATCATTAAGCTTACGTTTGACCCGTGATGAACTGTCAAGACCACACAGAAAAGTCGCCACCTTTCGTGCAGGCAGCGACTTAAAGTCGTATATGTGATAATACTGCGCCATATCGCAATCAAGCTCATCAGGATAGCGCTCCATGACAGCGGCAAGGACTAGGAGTTTTTTGTCTTAGGTGTCTGGAAGATCTCCACGATAAGCTTTGTTATCTCTTTAGCCGATACATAGCCGCACTTTTCTCTTATCTTCTCGAAAGCTTTTTCTTTCTTGCTTCCAAGAGCGGCGTCAACTACCTTGACATATGCAAGGGGGTCGCCCTGTTCACACTTACCGACAGCTTCGATAAACTCATAGTCGTCAAGGGTCTTCTCCTCTATTTCAAACTCAAAACCGCTTTCTGTCTTACCTGTCAGCATAGGCTATTCCCCTTTTTCATGTACTCATAGTGCGTGTTGCCGTTTTCATCAGGTGTGGCTGTGATAGTCAGCTCATAGCCGATAGCCTCGTTGTCCTTATAGGTGATGTCTGATATCTCCGTCACCTTGCCGAACGGGATCACCACTCTTTTCAGCACGTTCTTTTTCAGTATCATATCAAATACGAACGCCTGATCTTCATGCTCTGCACTGTTGACTTTGATTGTCAGACCCGTGTCAAGGTCGCCCGAAACATTGCTGCTATTGTAGACAGTTTTCAGCACATCTGTATTGGTACACTCTATCAGCTTTACCTTGAAAGTGTCCGTCTTTTCCGTCTGCGGAGTGTCAACGATATCTCCGCCCCATGCCTTTATGTTCTCGGTAGAAATGCCCGAACTGTTGGTCACACCGTCCTCTGAACAGTAACCAAGAGACTTGAACGCTTCGTCAAGGGCTGTTGTTGCGTCCGTCGGCAGTGTAGAGCCTGCGATCGCTGTGAAAACCGCTCCACCTACCTTTGGTTTACCTGTTGATACGTTATCCTTATTGTTTGCCATATATTATCACTCCTCGTAGTAGATTATATCAAATACCGCCTGATAGCGATATCTCTTTGTTTCTGTATCTGTATAGTTGTAGTCTGACGTGCATACACAGCGGCATATATCCCCCTGTGACACGCTTTCAGCCATAGTCTTTTTAACTTTTGCGTTAAGTTCTGCCGCCTCGCACAAGCCCACTGAGTAGCTCTGAACGACTATAGTGGCAGAGGTAATAAGGTCATTCTCCGTCGAGCCAAGCTTGTCTATAATCACATACTCTTTTGGTGGTTTTTCAGGCTCTTCAAGATAAGCAGGAACGCCAAGCTTTTCACGCAGCCAGTCAATAATGATCTTCTCTATCACTTGCCAAGCACCGCCTTTAAAAGCGTATTACCTTTAAGGTTTGCACGCTGAGCTTTCTTTGTCTTAGCCTTGACGATAGCGACCTTTCGCCTCATTTTCGGATATCTTGTCCATGTGATAGTATACGCTTTATGCCCTGTGCCAAGCCGTTGAACGGCTCTGTCTGCATAGCCCTTGACCATACTTTCAATAGGCTCAGAGCAGAGAAAAGACGCAATGCCGTTGTGGTCAAGCTCTATCTTAACTTTACTCATAGCGTTCCACCTTTACTTTCTTGTTCCAACTGAGCGGCAAATTTTCTTCTATGCCCTCTGTCGGAAGACCTATGGTGCGGAATTTTCTGCCGAAGAACTCAACCTCTGTGTCTTCCCAAACGTGTGTATCTCCTTTTGGTATTGCAAGAGTGTAAGCTATGCGTTTGCCCGATAGATTAAGCTCGTTTACGACGTCCTCTGCGGATGGCTCGCCCACAAGCACGTTTTCGACAACCTCCTGCGAAGTTTCGTATATCGGTCTGTTAAAACCGTCAATACCTGTCTGCGTTTTTGTAGAAAGCTTAACAGGTATGCCCTTGATGCTTAGTCTCATACGTCATATACCTCCATTGTGCCGTATCTCTGCCGCATAACGCCCAGTTCTTTCAGCTCGTTTCTGAGAAAGTATAACTGCTGTCCTGCGTTGAGATATGTCATTGATACTGAATAGCCCATAGCCGATTGCGAAGCCTGCGAAGTCGCAGGAGAGCTGTCCGCTATAGCGTCAACAGCTCTCAGCGTGGCACGAACTATGATATCTTTTGCCACAAACTCCATGTCAGGTTCATCAGCTATCATAATGTCAAGATCTTTGCCATACTTCTTGCAGGCAGTCGAAAGCTTTGCACAAGCAACAGGCAGCAGAGCCACCGCCTTTTCCTGCTCCTCAGTCGTGAGCTTTCGACCGAGCCTTATAACGTCCTCGATAGTTGCGTACTCTGCCGCCATTTATGCCGCCCCCTTACTTAGCAGCTGACTGAATGACAGCGAATGCAGACTTGTCGAGAATGCCCCAGCCGAGATATGTCTCCGCTCTGATGTATACCTGATTGTAGCCCTGGAGATCCTGTCCGCTGTTGTCAGGGTCACCATACTCGATGACTTTAAGCGGAATTTCCTTTGAATAACCCCACTTGAACGCCGTTGCAAAGTCGCCAACGATCGCAAGATCTTTGCTGGAGTTGAATGAAACTGTGTTGTTTGTCACGGTCTGAATGCCGTTCATCTGTGACGGTGCATTGCCCCAAGCAAGGTCAGGGTATATCTTTCTGCCGCTTGTGTCCACCATTTTTGCAAGGTCAGATCTGAATGACGGAGCCATTGTAAGGCCTGAGATATCATATTCGTTGTCCTGCACTACAGCAATAGCCTCCTCAATAAGAGCGTCAGGTGTCTTTGGTGACGTGCCGTCCTGCTTTATCACAGTTACGCCGTTGTCGAAATGGTTTGTACCTATAAGCGTAGAAGCTGTCTTTGCCCTTGGATTAACACCGTGGAAAGCCATGATGTCAAGACCTCTTGCAACCTTCTTCGCAAAGCCGTCTGAGAAGTTTCTGAGGATATTGATCTGCTCCTCATCACTGGCGTAAAGAAACTCGTCTGAAATTCTTGCGCCGTATTCTACCTTGAGAGGGATTATCTTCACAGGTTCAAGGGCAGCGCTGCCCCTTGTCTTTTTGCCGTTCTCAGCCACAAGGTCTACCTCATCGTCCATAGTGAAGATGAACTCCTTCTGACCGTTGAAGGCGATAGGTGTCTGGTCGCAAAGCGCAGCCAGTGAGGACTTGCCCTTAACTTTGTCAAAAAGTTCTTTTACAAGAACAGGGTCGAACTTATTTTCCTTTGAGAGAATGTCTGCCATAAAATTACTTCCTTTCTTTACTTTGTAAGACCGGCAAGCAGCGACTTATACGCCGCATTTTTGCTGTCTACGTGATCGTGTTCTGTACTGCCAAGAGGAGCTGGCTGCTTTTTGCCTATAAACTTGGCAAGTGTTTCAGCGTCCTTCTTGATATCTTCTTCGGTTTCACCTGAAAGCTTTCCTGCAAGCTCGTAAGGGATACCGCTTTCGTGGGCTATCCTCATTTTTACCGAGTTGGTCTCGTATGCCTTGTTCTTTGCAGTGAGGTCTGCGATAGTAGTGTCCTTTTCTGCAAGCTTGCCTGTAAGGTCAGTTATCTTGCCGTTAAGGTCGGCTGTCTTTGTCTTAAAGTCGTCAGGAGAGATAAATCCCTCAAACTGTTTCTTGACCGATTCTGTGTTGCGATCAAGCCTTGCCTTTATCGCATTATCAAATGCCTCCTGTGTTTCGATAGGTTTAAATTCTTCTGCCATAGTGTTTTCCTTTCCCCGCTTTACCCTGCGGTGTAGGTGATATATAACAAGCTGTTACCAGCTTATTTTCTGTACTTTCTTTTTATCTGATGAATTAGCACACGCCCAGTGAGCAAGCACCACCGCCTCAAGCAGTGATATGTCAGCACCTTCAAGTATAGACGTGTAACCGAAACCGCCGCCTGAGCTTATGGCCCTGTGTTCACAGTTTGCTATAACTTGTTCCAAAGACGGTTGGTCAGCGTGACAGATATTCTGTGCAAATACCCCTCGCTCAAAACCTGCTGATGAAGTGATCACATCAGCGACTTTCGGCAGTATAGGCTTGTGCTTAATGCCTGCATTCTTCATATCAGCTGCAAGCAGAGATTGCCCATTTGCACCGTCAATGACAGTTTCACGCATATGGGGATTTCGCAGATATGCGATTATCCAGTCGTTACCCTCTCTTACAGGGCGACAATCGATAGCCTCAACGAATATTTTGCCGTCTGCCGTCTTTGCGGCGACCGCAAGTGAAACGTTGTCTGTGACCTTTGCATACTTGACGCCGAAAAACAATTCCTTACCGATATCGGGCTTACCGCTGATACAAAGAGCCTGCCACTCCCCCTTGCTGATAGCCGACTTTTGATTATATGTCAGCCACAAGCCTAAACGCTGGATATTATCGTCAACCTGATCGTCTTTCGGGTCGCCAAGCTCTGAACGTATCTTACGCTCTGTAAGGATAGTACCTAAAGACGGATTAGTGGCATACCACAAGTCAGGGTCATGTGCGTTTGTTAGCTTCGGCACAGACCATTCAGTCCAGCCGTCATCACCGCCTTTGCCCGATATCGTCTTTTGTCTGTACTTCGTAAAAACCGTACCAGCGGACACCATTGTTGGCGGCGTTCCGCACATCAAGGTTTGAGGGTTGCGACTGTCTGTGACGGTATATTTTAGGGCTGTTTCTTGGTCTGTGGTGTATTCCTGTGCTTCGTCTATGATAAGCAGGTCATAGCCCTCGCCAAGTCCGCCTTTGCTAGAACGTGTACGGAAATTGATAAGTCCGTCGCCTTTGAGCCATTGTATACGCTCCAAGCCCATCTGCTTTGTGGTCTTGAAGTCCTCTTTTTCAAGAAAACCCATTTTTGTGATAAGGTCGATGATCTTCTCCCACGCCGAATGTGACGTTGTTGTCCTGTGGGCGGTATAAAGCACATGTTCACCATTTTGCAGGCCATAGATCGCACGCATAATAAGCAGCTCCGACTTGCCGTTACGTCTTGGTATCGACCAGCCGAATTTCATGTGCTTCCACAATCCCTCATCGTCCACCGCCATGATGTCATAAAGCATTAACTCCTGCCATTCCTGTGCGGTGCGCCCCGATTTGTTGTACATTGCGATAGCCTCATTGCCTTTGGTCTGCTCATATGGCAACACTACCGATATGGTGGGGGTCTGCCTGCCGATTCTCTTATCCTCAATAGTGGATTACCTCCTTTTTCGGGTACTAAAAAAAGCACCCGTTAAGGTGCTTAGTTCCGATGTTTGATTAGTCTATTGTCTGCCAATCTTCCGACAACATATCTGCCTGACTTGCAAGCCAGCCAAGTTGTACGCCAGAAGTTCCCACAAACGCTAATGCTTTATTGCCCATATCCTTATGATTTACATTTGTCACAGTACCATTAGGTGATTTATAACTAACATTAGTGGCAAGTTCAACATACTGTCCTTTGCCGTTCCAACCTTTTCTTGCTATTTTCTTACCTCTCTTTGCTTCTTCGATCGCCTGTCCGAAATTCATATTTATCCGTCCTTTCTGATTTTGGGTATAAAAATGCCGCCCGAAATTTATCGAGCGGTAAAGGTTTATTTTCTGTCTTTAAAGAAATTTGCCCATTCGGGGTTTTCTTTGTCAAAGATCTGTTTTTGTTCCTCAGTTAGCTTGTGTGGGTAGTCACGGAACATATTAAATTCTGTTGACTTGTCAAAGCTGAATATCCATTCACCGACAGAGTTCGGGTCGTCTTTCCACCAAATAACATCAGTATCTTCGTTTTTGTACCATCTATTTGACATTACCACTCAACCCCTTTTTCTGTTTATCCACAGCGGTGTTTATATATCCAAGTATATGTTGAAAATCGCTGTTGTCTGCGAATGAATCAACGTCCATTATGATGACTGACCTTTCCCACACCATACCGAATGACCTGTCTACTGTTTTACGACAACCGAAACGCTTTTGCAAAGTCGCAACAGTCGAACCATACTTATTGAACGACGTCCAGCCGTTTTGTATCCTTGACTGGAGCTCAAGGTATTCAAGCCCGTTTTCGGTGTTTCTGACAATAGCAGCGTGTTTTCCTGCCGTGACAAAATATTCTTTGTTATGCTCAAGCTTTTTCAGCAATGCAGCGGTATCAGCCGCTTCCTTTTTGACCTTGACCACAGAGCCTTTCACGTTTGGAAGCTCCAAGACTTTCTTTATGGTAGACACTCTTGAAAATGTATTCTGACTGCTTCCGCCTCTGAAATCAAGAACGTCAAGTCCGTTTTTATTGCCTATGTAAGCGAACCCAAGCGAAGCACACGAGCCGTTTGTCATATCTCCGCCGGCTAATCTGTTTATGATCTCGTTGCCGCTTAATTGCTCAGAGAGTTTTTCAACCTTGTTGTAAGCCACTTTATTGACTTCACATTCGTGTTTGATCTCATATGCAGCTCTTGAATAATTCGGCTTTGTTGCTTCTATTATATCACTTTCGCCCGATTTGTCAACCAGTCTGATAGGCTCTTTTGCCCCTGCCTTTTTCATTCGCTCCAGCTCATCATCTGAAACGTTCCACTTGGTCTTATCCCACACGTCCTGTGCCTTTCTGCCGTTAAGATAAGTAACGGTACAGCCGCAGTTATCATGCCTGCGGTAAACATCTTTCGGAACATCTTCGGGATAGTGATATTTGCCTGCCAGTTTTGAGCACCACTCACAACAACCTCCATGATCGTTGCGGATAATGTAGCAATCAAGACCTGCGTCAGAACGAAACTTGACGTTTGTTTGTACATAATCGTTGTAAAAACTCTCCGTTATGTTCTGCGCCGGAGCTGTCATTCGCCGTATCATAACTTCTTCTGCGATATCAGGCACAGACGCTGCATTGGCAACCGCCTGCACACGTTCTGTAGGAAAATCCGCCTGTTGTGGTCTGATGTTAATGTCTGCTTGATTGTCAAGGGCTTTCTGACAAACGGCAACAGCCGAATTGATGATATCATAGTTATCTTTCAGAATGCCCGTGAGTATGGTATCGGCAATATTGTAATACATTTTGCCGTCAGGCAAAGCCGCTGCGTTGACGTGTGCACCAATAGCCTGAGAGGCTCTAAATCCAAGCTGTTTCGATAACAAGGCGACTTCTTCCATTTTTGCAGTGCCGCCCTCTATTTTCTTCAAGACAGATTGAATGTACTTATCAGCCTTGCACGTCTTTTGGAACTCAGCACGAATTTTTTCAAGCAGTTCTGCACCGATATCAGCCATTGGCTTCACCCTCTATGCCTGTGAGCTGACGAATACCCTTTGCACCCAGATAATCAGGTACAGCTTGGTTAATCTTGAGGATAGCGTCGCCCACACCTGAAAGTGCAGCGGAATCAGGCTCAAAGATAGGCAACCACTGAGGCTTGATATCGCTGAAAGCAAAACGCTGATAAGCAGTTTTATCACGGACGCAGGCGGCAAGATAAGCCACGTTAAGGAAACCGCTCCCGAACGTTCTCTGAGCTTTTCTTGCAGTAAGTCTGAGATTCTCATGAGCGGCTCTGATAGCCTCACAGCTTGCAGGATTAGAAGTTGCAAAGCCAAGATCATCAAGGGTAAGACCTGTTTCACCTGCGAACAAACTTGCAATAGACTTAAGCTGTTCTGAGTACGGTGACATAGACTGCTGCTGGAACTGTCCAACAGTAGGACTACCGCCGTCATCATCTTTGGTGACAGTCAGTAAAGACGACATTGTTGCACCCCATTTGTCCATTTTCTCAGTGTCATCAGAAAGACCAAGTATGTATTTCTGAGGAAAGCTGTAAAATTCAGCCGACACCTCAGACCGCTTGAGCGTTCTCAGAGCCTCCTGCACAAGTTCCATACACGCTCTGGATATCCTGCTGTGTCCGAATGGGCGAACAGCGTCAGGACGGTATATGATAGGCACAAGCAACGGATAAGGTGCAGGGTTATCATATATCTCAACGTCATAGCCTCTGCGATATATTTCTGTTTGCTCAGCGGTGAAGTATGCCTCAATAGTGGGGTTGCCTTTGTCATCACGGTCAAGAACCGCATAGCCCTCACGGAGCATATTTGTAATAGGGTCGATTATTCCCGTAGCATTGCCGCCGTCTATAACCTGCAGACGAGGATAGCCAGTCTCGTCAGCCGAGATATACACAAAGCAACAAGAGGACACCAGTGCTGAGAGGATAGCCGAATCAAAGAGCACGTCACGATTATTATTATCAAAAATCGTATCAACATAAAACTCATCGTCCTCAAAGCTATCAAAAACTATTCTATCCGCAAGGGTATCAACCGCCTTTGCACACCAACCAAGCACAGGACGTATCCATTTATAGCTTGGCGGTATCATTTTGCCCATATCGGTAAGGCTATTTTTCATGTGATAGTAGTCATAGCGTATTTTTATTCGGCTTGCTTTTGCTTTGAGCTTTTTTCTGAGATATGCCATGCCTTTGTATTCGCTCATTTTGTATATCCTTTCCAGTTATTTCAATTCTGCGAGAAATATAAGCAGTGCGGCGGTGAAGGTCTTTTTTGACCTCAAAAGGGGGCATACCCCCCATATTGTCAATATTTTGTTAAAAATTCTTCCAATCGTAGCATTGTGGTAAAATTCGGTTGGAAATCAGTTCCAAAGACTGGTCAAACACCTGCTTTTCCACCAATTTATCAGATTTTTGACGATTACAGCACCAATGTGCCAACTGCAAGTTTGAAATGTCCGAAGGATGACCGCCTTTTGCAATGGGTATAATGTGATCTATGCAAGCTGACAGTGGGTGCGGATATTTCAGTGAAAAATCAACAGGCTTACCGCAGATACCGCAGACTGTTTGGGTAGCGTATATCTTTTTCTTGCTGATACGGAACTGCTGCTGATGTGAGCCGCTCCGGTCTGGTCTTGGTGTTGGCATTGTATACCTCCGTGCAACGCAAAAGCGACCGCAAAATGCAGCCGCCCTTGTGAATATATTTAAAGAGTATGTAAGATGGTGGAGCAGATCTGAGCGGTGGCTCGCTCTCAACCTGCAAATCGAAAGCCGCAGTATGGGGATACGGCTTTCAGACCCTGCCCGAACGCCCACCCTTACGAGCAGGCATTGGCAATGTAAAATTCAAAGAGTGCCTTTATTTTCTGTCGGAAGCACGCCGACTCTGGTGCAAGCTTTAAGTATAGCCCTCTGAGCCTGCATACGCTGTTTTTCCTCTAATGGTAGATGAAAAACTTGGCATCAAAAAACGAATCCTCGGCTATTCCACCCGACGACGCACAGCCAAAGTGTGCAGGTTTTAAAGTTATACGATACCGATATTTTACGTTCTCGGTCTACGAGCTGTATAACAGGCTTGGAGTTCCGTGTGGGAATTGCACCCACTCTGACTTTGCGGAACATACGGAGCGTATGCTCCGTGGGTAAAAATTATTGGAGGATCTTTATGAAAGTCAGATAGTATCTACACTTTCCTCAGTTTAAATTATAACACAGGTAAAACGAACAGAACGAACAAGTTTAAGCATTTTGCAAAAATCTTTTGACTGCCATTCTACAGCCGTCCGCTGTACCTCCGACCATGTGTCCTATCTGTATCCAAGTTAAGCATTTTACAAACCTGAGTACAAATATCTTCCTCATTTGTCTATCCTCTATCCCCTTGATAAATTCCTCCACAGCCCTCTGTTCACGCTCCAAACGTGCCTGCTCACACAGCAGCGAAAGTGTATCGCCGCTTGGTAGAAAGCCGTCTATGCGTGTGCTGTGGGGCGTGTAGGACGGCGGCGTGCATACGCTGATAGTGTCGGCAACGTACTTGCCTGAAAGCTCTGACTTGATGTCCTCAATGGCTGAGGCGTTCCTGCGGTAGGCTTTCAGGCGTGGCATGGTCATTGGGTCGTTTCTTTCCATAGGATCTCTCCTCTCTTATTCCCAGCACAACATACCCGTTCTTTATTCCCCAGCCGTTGAGGATATATGTTATCTTGTATGTATGTTCTGATATCTCATGTTTTGCGTGTTCTCTTACTGTGCCGTCTAAGCTATGATAAGACGTTCCGTCAGTCGGTATAAATCTTATCAGATCTCCTGTCTGAAAACCTCTGTCATTCTTTCTGATCTCGAAAGTTTTCTCACCGCTCAGAACAGCGTCACAAAATTCTATGCTAAGTTTCAGATTATGCGTTTTCACTTTTACCCCCTCCTCAAACTCAGGACACTCAGTCACAGTATACGAATGTATCATACCGCCCTTTTGAGCCTCGTACATTCTGTGCTGACACGTCTTCCAACCCTCAACAGGTCTGTGGTCTATGGACCATGCACAGCCTGTGAGGTATTCTCCTGTTATCTTATCCTTTGTCGGTACTGCGTGGCGACAGTACCAGCAGAGTGTGTGGTCAGTGTGTTTCATTCTCACACCTCAACTCTTCCAGCCTGCAATACACCAACGTGTTGCCACAAGTCTTGTCAGCGATCTCCGCCTGATAGAAGAACTGACCTGTCTTACTGCTCTTGCGGATAATGCAGCCTGTCAGCTCATAGCAGTCAGAGCCGTTGTAGCTCACCCTGCGTCCAAGACTTTTCTTTACTTCGTGTATCGTCATAGCTCCTCTATCCTCACATAAATGCCAGGTATGTCCGCCCAAAACTTCTCGCATATTTCACTCGCCACAAGCTGGTCGTCAGTCCAAAAGCCGCATAGTGTCATGCAGTCCTTGAACATCTTCTGCAGGTTGTCTGTGTCGGGCTTGCTGATCTTGTACTCTCCGTCCTTGTGTTTGCCGTCATTAGGAAATAACCACTTTGTTACCAGCCTTATCCCACAGATATATTTCTCAGGCGGTCTGTGCCTTGCAAGGTTTGCCGTGAGTTTCTCTTTCGCCGCCTTGACTTCGGGTGGATCATAAAATATCGGCTTACCATTTCTCACAGCTACCTTGTGTTCCTGAGCCGTAGCCGTCGGCGGTATCATCGCCATAAAAAATTCAGTCATTGTTATCTGCTCCTCTCGTGCGGTCGGTGTGCTAGCCGCCTTATTATTTCAGAATAGATTTTCGGGCGGCTTATGCCCGAAAATATATATTATGTAATAATATACTTTTTCTTCCCTCGGGAAAAAGTCGGTATTTTGTCGATATTTTCTTTCTAAGGGAAAACACCGATATTTTCCTTACGCATACTCGATTTTTTCTTTTCCGTTTCAAAGTAAATTTTCTCGACTTTTTCCTTTCTTTCCCTCACTTCTTTAAGCCGCATTCGCCGCCATCTATCCAGAAACCACCATGCTCTTTGAGGTATGAACGCACTGTCTTTTCACCCTTTCCTATGTACTCCGCCAGCTCAGAAATGCGGCACTTGCCGTTCTCCTGCACGCCGCTGAAAGCTGTTTCAATGCTCTCCTTGCGTTTCTTGCTGCGGTCTTCATTGGTCTTCTTCTTGCTGAAATTCTTTTTCCAATTCGGCGTGATGTCCTCTACCTCGCAGTCTTTAAGCACGCCCACAGTGTCCTCTCTGTGAATAGGATAATCAAACCACATATTTAGTGGAGCAAACTTCGGGAACTCTCTCAGCGTGCCCTCTATACGCCATGCCGTGCGGTTTCTTACTGCAAGCTTAGCCTTGTCTATGTCGGTCATCATAAGCTTGTATGAGTTCGGGTGCAGGTACTTGTGCGTTATCTCAAGCATTTTTGACGGCGTAACAAGATCGTCCTGTGAACAAAGGTCATCAGTATTTCTGTAAAATCTCCTCATCCAGTTCTCACAGATACGGCAAACAGTTTCGTCCTCCTGCTGCTTGTAAAGGCTGTCTGAAATGTCAAGCTCTGAAAGGTCAAGAAGTGCGTCAGGGTCACGGGCGAATACTCCTGAACCGCTGGCTCTGTCCATTGAACGCTTACCGCCCTGTGCTCCCTTTGAGTGGTGGTGGCAGTATATGACCGCACAGCCAAGCTCTGTGCATACCTTGTCGAACTGGTTGCAGAAGTGAGCCATTTGGTCTGCTGAGTTCTCGTCACCTGTTATAACCTTGTAGATAGGGTCTATTATCACGGCAATGTAATTCTTCTTGCTTGCTCGGCGTATAAGCTTTGGTGCAAGCTTGTCCATTGGTACGCTGTGGCCTCTCAAGTTCCAGATATCTATACTGCTAAGGTTTTCAGGCTCTAGGTGCATTGCGGTGTACACGTCCTTGAAACGGTGCAGACAAGATGCTCTGTCAAGCTCTAGGTTGACGTATAGTATCTTGCCTTTGGTGCATTGCCAGCCAAACCACTTGACCCCCTCAGCTATCGCCACGCACATTTCGATAAGTGCATAAGACTTGCCTGCCTTTGACGGACCTGCAATGAGCATTTTGTGGCCCTGTCTGAGAACACCGTCAATAAGTGGTGGTGCAAGCTCAGGCAGGTTATCCCACTCAGCACTCAGGCTCTCAGGGTCAGGGAGATCATCATTGATACTCTCTATGTAATCTTTCCATTCCGAGAAACTCTCCTTTCCTATGTTCTTGTCAATAATGAACTGTTTCTTGCCGTTCCTCATAACGCCTGGCATACGGCTAAGACGTGAGGGATTGCGGTTTTGCTTATCTATGTCAAGACCACTTTCCTTGCAGACCTTGTAAAGAAAATCAACACGCCTGCGGTATTCATCATAGTTTGGAGCGTCTATCTTGACGATAGCGTGAACGCTCTTTCCACCGCTGTATACAAGCACAGCGATAGGAAGTTCAAGTTCTCTCATCACAGCATTCTGCTGTTCTATAGGCATAGAGTCGCTTTCAACAAGAGCATAGCGGTAGTCTGTTACATTCTCGTTCTTTACGCCCTTGCCGTCAAGAGGATTGAAGCGGATCCACGCTCCGGCTTCTTCCTTGTAGTCGCCAAACACCGCACCAATGTCGCCGTTACATTCGCCAAGCCTCTTGATAAGTTCCCCTGCCGTCCTGTCACAGCAGCCCTTTGTGGGCAGATACTTGGTCTTGCCGTCCTTTTCTGTTTCCCACGTTTGCGTAACATAGCCCACGTTCTCTCCTGCCTCAAAGAGTGTTTCAAGATATGTGACTATCTCCTTGACAGGATCCCATTGGGCAGGCTCGGTGATCGGTATGCCCTCACCGCCGTTTACAAGGGGACTGCTTTCTTCTGCAACTATCTCGCCGTCCCAATCGTATGCCTTAAACTCATGGGGGCTGTATCCTCTTTCCTTTGCCATTTGCACGATAGTTCCTGCGGTCACAGGCTGAGCATTGCCGTTAAAGCCTTGCCACTTGTGTGCACACTCACCGCTGTGATAACGGCTGTCTGACCTCGACCAACTGTCCCAATCGTTCACGGAATAGCCCTCGTGCTTGAGAGCCATTCCCACATTGACCCATTCCTGATAATCACAGCTTGCAGGGTCTATGTATTCAAGCATTTTAAGCAAATTTGTGTTATCCATTCACTTCTCCTTAGTTCTCAGGTGTGTATGTTTTCGTGTCGATATCTCTCGGCACTCTCCAACCATTGGCAGAGATACGGGCTATCATCCTGCTTGCACTGTCAAAGCTCCAAGAGCCAACGTGTTCAAAGCCCTTGCTTTCAAGCAGCCTTATCTGCTTAGGCGTGGTAAGTCCTGCATTGCGGCGTTTTTCAAGGCGGTCAAGGATAAGCTTTGCCTTGCCTGCGTTGTCTATATCGTCAGGGAAAATGCCCAGCTTTTCAAGCTTTGCTTTCTGCTTGTCAGTAGCAGGAGCACACTCCCAGCCAAAAGCAGGAACATATGAGGACAAGTCCTCAGCCTGTATTGACATTTCATATTGTAAAGGGTCAACGAGCTTTCGCTTGCGTGTTTTCATTTCTTTGAGCTGTTTTGCCAAAGACTCTTCACGCTGTGCCACAACGTCCTCGCTTGCCTGTTTTTCTGCCTCTTCGATATCTACTGCACAGCCTGCTTCATTGGCAAGGTTTTCGGTCATTTTCTCAGCGACCTCTTCATTCTGACAGATAAGGTGTGCAGGCCTGCAAAGCTCGTGGCGTTCTGTGTGCCATAGGAAATCAAGCAGCAAAAGCTCTGTCTTTCCCTCACAAAGTCTTGTGCCTCTGCCTACCATTTGACAGTAAAGCCCACGCACTTTTGTTGGTCTTAGCACGATAACGCAGTCAACTGACGGACAGTCCCAGCCCTCTGTGAGGAGCATTGAGTTGCACAGCACGTTGTATTCGCCTTTGTCGAAAGCTTCAAGTATCTCCGCTCTGTCTGTGCTTTCTCCGTTGACCTCAGCAGCGTTGAACCCTTTGCTGATAAGGATATCACGGAACTTCTGCGATGTCTTGACCAGCGGCAGGAACACAACTGTCTTGCGCTCCTTACAGTATTTGAGCATTTCATCAGCTATCTGATAAAGATATGGGTCAAGTGCCGTGTCGATATCACTTGCCTTGAAATCTCCTGCCTGAGTTGATACTCCTGAAAGGTCAAGTTTCAGCGGTATGGTGATAGCCTTGATAGGTGAAAGATAGCCCTCTTTGATAGCCTGCGGCAGGGTGTATTCATATGCAAGGCTGTCGAACACCGAGCCTAAGTTCTTCATATCGCCTCTGTCAGGTGTAGCCGTCACACCAAGCACCTGAGCTTTAGGAAAATGGTCAAGCACTCTCTGATAGCTGTCTGAGATAGCGTGATGAGCCTCGTCAATTATTATGGTATCGAAGTAATTTTCCGAAAAGCCTTTGAGCCTTTTCTCACGCATAAGGGTCTGAACTGAGCCTACTACCACACGATACCAAGAACCTAAACAGCTTTGCTCTGCTTTCTCGGTGGCACAGCCAAGCCCTGTTGACTTCATAAGCTTGTCTGCCGCCTGGTCAAGCAGCTCGCCCCTGTGGGCAAGGATAAGCACACGCTTACCCTGCCGCACACATTCTTCCGTAACAGCCGAGAAAAGTATTGTCTTTCCCGTTCCTGTCGGCAGAACTGCAAGGACTTTGTTTATTCCCTCAGACCATTGTTCGAGTATAGCAAGCTTAGCCTCGTTTTGATATGGTCTTAAATTCATCATCAGAACGCACCGGCTTTCCAGCCTCCTGTCTGAGCAGGCTGACTATACTGCGGTGTCTGCGTCTGAGCAGGCTGAACGGTAGTCACATTCTCGTCATAGGCATAGAGCTTTTTAATCTTGTTGGACTGCCTGTCCTCGCCGTCCTTGTTCTTGTAGTTGTCAACGTAGACGTGACACTTGCCCTTTTTGCCTGTGATAGCGTTCCAGTTCATTTTCAGCGGTTCGCCGTGCTTTTTTAGCCCGAGAGCTAAGAAAAGTGCTGAGAGCTTCCACTCAAACTTGTTGCAGAGGAAGAAGTTCTCTGTTATCTCCACGCTGTCCTCTGCACCCCAAATGGTGAATGTGACCTTTGCCATATTGCAGGGCGGCACTTTTGCCGACCCCTCGTGTCTTGCACGTTCGTACTTTGCAACGGTGAAGTCATAGTCCCCCTCAGGGAGCAGGACAAAGTCCCCACCCTCGTTGACTATCTCATCTTCCCAGCCGTATTCCATAAAATTATCCATAGTGTTGTCCTCCTTTTAAAATGGTACTTTCTGATTTTCTCTGATAAGCGGGAGCATTTGTTCCCAAGCGCCTATCAGACAGCCCTGCACGAAGTCGTCAGGATAGTTTGTGATAGGGGTATCATAAGGGAAATAGTTTCTCTGAGATACCACAAGACGTATATCCGATTCGCTTACGTTGTTGGCTCTCATAAGGTCCGCAAGTGCTTTCGGTATGCCCTCAGGGATAACGATAGGCGGTGGTGCAACGTCCTCAAAGCCGCTGAGATCAGTAAGGGGCTCGTTAGCTTTTGGCTCGTCCGATCTCTGCTCTGTCTGTGTAGGCTGTGCTGTCTGAACTGTCGGTGCAGGCACAGGCTTAGGCATTTCAGCAGGCTGTGTATACGCAAACAGGTGAGCTATACCACTATACTCAAAAGGCATTTCAGGCGGAAGTCCGTCACGATTTTTAGCGTCCCAGCAAGGGTGATGTGTGGTGTACATTACACGGCCACCGCCCTGAGCCTTGAACTTCTTGCCGTCCTTATCCACAGCTACTGCATATGTTTTGTAGTTTGCAAACAGCACCATATCTGCCCACTCTTTCACAAGAGGCGATATCTGAGAAGAAGTTTTCTTGCCGAGTTTCAGTTCCCAGCGGTCATAAGCGCCCAGCTCGTCAGGCTGTTCAAACTTTCTCATCTGAGCGTGAGCCGTAAGCACAACGTTGATACCGCTGTCAACTACCTCCTGCAAGAGATTAAGAAACTTGCCTATCTCCTCTTTCTCGTAAACATAGCCGTTGCCGTATCCGAAATCTTCAATGCCTTTTTTCTGATGTGCCGAGCAGATCATTTCAATGCAAAGCTGTTCAGCCCAATCAAATGTATCAATGACAAGGGTCTTGCAGAGCCTGCCGTTCATAGCTTCCTTTACCTCGTTTTTGAGCATTTCCCAGCTTGTTGGCTTAGGAAAACGCCTGATATTGAGTTTCTTTGTACTGCCCTCAGTATCAATAAATACAGGGTCGGGGAACTGAGCTGCAAAGGTGGATTTGCCTATGCCCTCAGGACCATATATCACAACTTTCTGTGCGGAGCTTACAACTCCTGATGTTATCTCATACATTAAAATGCACCTGCTTTCCAAGTTTTCGTTTCTGTGTTTTCTTCCTTTTCGTTGTCCATTGACCTGCCGTCCTCGATAATGATACTGCACTCGTCACCTGTGGAAACTCTTGTGGCTATCGCCTGCAAGCCCTGTGCTTCGAGCCACTTACCGAAGTCTTCAAGGGTGTCGGTATCCATTTGTTCAAGCTTGTCCAGCAGGACAAAACCGCAGTCAGGGTTGAGCTTTCTCACGATAGAGGTAGCGACGATAAGCTGTTCTGCTCCGCTTATACTGTCCCACTTATGCCCGTTATACAGCAGCTCTCCGTCCTCAACTGAAAGCCCCTCAAGGGGCAGGTCGGCACCGCTCAGCAGGTCAGTTTTTGCCTGCCTTACGCCCTCTATCTGCTCAGTGAGATATGTATACTGTGAGCGGTAGTCCTCAGCGTCTATCTCAGCTTTCTCCCTGTCAAGGTTTGCTCTTATCTTCTTGTTCAGCTCCTCGATATCTGAGATATTCTTTTCAAGCTCCGCTGTGCTTTCGTCCACAAGGTCCTGTGCGTCAAGGCTTGCAAGCTTGTAGTTGTTCACTGCCGCTTCATAGCTTGCTTTTGCACGCTCATAAGCGGACTTAGCAATCTCCAACTGCTTTTCGTAGTATTCTTTCTGGTCACGCTTGCGCTGATTTTCGCCGTTACGAGCAAGTATATCCTGCTGCTGTCTGATAAGTTCCGAAGCCGAAACAGGCTCGGCAGGGACGTTTGCGTACACAGGCATTTCCTTTGCAAACTTAGACTTCTGGTCAGCTATCCTGCCAATAGCGGTACGCTGGTCATAGAGGGAGTGTTCCTTATGCTCCAACTGATAGAGCGTATCACCCACGCCGATTATTTTCAGCAGAGTTGAAGCTTTTTCCTTGCTCGACTGATTTATGAACTTAGGCAGGTCAAGTGCGAACTGTTCAACGAAGCTGTTCAAAAGCTGCTGACCGCCTTTTTTGCCTGTGCTGTCGGTGACTTTGAGGGAGCTGTTCTTGCCCGAACGCTCCACCACGATACCATTATCGAGGGTGATCTTCAAATGCGGCTCGACAACAGACTCCTCACGCTGGGGAGAGGACGGCTTGTACTTATCTCCCCCAAGTGCCCAAGCGATAGCGTCAAGGACAGAGGTCTTGCCCTGCCTGTTCTTACCGCCGATAACAGTAAGCCCATTCTTTGCAGGCTCAAGCTGTACGGCTTTTATCTTCTTTACGTTCTCAAATTCAAGTGAGTTTATCTTTACTGACATTTTAGTTCGCTCCTTTCGTTATCTCCATTCAACACCTATAAAGTCAAGCACACGTCCCCAGCCATAAACTGTGCCGTCTTCGTCTTTACAGCAGCGTTTCATCCAGTATTCCCATTCAGCAGGATTATCTTCACGCAGCCTATCGAAGCGGTGAGGACGCTGCTC